TCATTAAAAAAAGCAGAGGGTGCAAATGATGAAGAAATTTATCAATTAGAGAAAGCAAGGTTAGAGGAGCAAATTAGGTATATAAAATTACTACATGATTCAGGTGTAAAATTAACTGCTGAGCAATATGCAAATCAGAAACAAGCTAAATACGATTTAAAAATATTAGAAGCACAACATCAAACAGATTTAAAAGAAATAAGAGATAAAGCAGAAGCAGAAAGAGATGCCAAAGATAAAGAACGTAAAAAACAAAAAGCAGAAGATGATGCAATAGAAGCAGAAAGACGTGCTATGATGGCACAAGGCGAGATAGATGCAGATGCTGCTGCGTATGCTTATTTTGCAGAACAAGATAGAAAGAAAGCAGAAGAGAAAGAAGCTGCTAGATTAAAAGAATTAGAAGATGCTCAAATGTATGCAGATTTACATGAGCAAATAAGACTTAAAGACTTACAAAACGAAAAGGAAAAAGAAGAAGCTAAAAAACAATTAAGAGCAAATCAAATTCAAGGTGTAGAAAATACGCTTGCAATGATTTCAAATCTTACTGAGTTATTTGCTGGTAAAAGTGCAAAACAACAAGAGAGAGCATTTAAAATTCAAAAGGCTATCAATATAGCAAGTGCGGTTATAGATACTTATAAGGCTGCGAACATGGCATTAGCTTCTTCTCCTCCTCCGTTTAGTTTTATTGCTGCTGGTGCTGCTATTACTGCGGGTTTATTAAACGTTAAAAAAATAGCTTCTCAACAGTTTCAAGGTGGCACGGCTTCAAGTGGTGGTGGTGGTTCATTTAGTGGAGGTGGCTCAATGGCTTCAAGTGGTGGCGGTGGCACTTCAAATGTAATAACTCCAAACTTTAATATAGTAGGTAATAACGGACAAAACCAACTTGGGCAAATTGCACCCGTTCAAGCGTATGTTGTAAGTAGCGAAATGACTACACAACAAGCACTAGATAGAAACAGATTAAGAAATGCAACGTTTTAGAATTATGAAAAAGATACAAGATATTGAAATGATTATTAGTGATGAGTCCCAAGATGGGGTTTTCGCTATTTCGCTAGTTGATAAACCAGCAATTCAAGAAGATTTTATTTATTTGTCTAGTCATGAAATTGAATTAAAGGTAGTAAACGAAGAAAAAAGAGAGGTTGTAGGTATTGCTTTAGTTCCTGATAAAAAGATTTACAGAAATGTAGATGGTCAAGAGTTTAATATTTACTTTACTTCACAAACTATTGAAAAGACAAATGAACTTTTCATGCGTAATCTAAACCTAAATAAGATTACTTCACAACACGAAAGAGATGTTGAGGGCGTAAGTGTTATTGAAAGTTGGATTGTAGAAGATTCTAAGCAAGATAAATCAAACATCTATAAGTTAAATGCTCCAGTAGGTAGTTGGGTTGTTAAAATGAAAGTTTACAACGATAGCGAGTGGGTACGTGTTAAGAATGGAGAGTATAAAGGCTTTTCAATTGAGGGCAAATATAAAGAAGCAGAAGTTAAAGCGAGTGAGCAAGTAGATGAAACTACTGAGTTAATAAATGAAATCGAAAACTTAATTAATGAGTGAAATACCATATTTTGTAAGGTATAAAGACGTAACCACTTTAGATGGTACGGAAAGCATTTATTTAGATGCTTCTGATTCTGATGTTCCAAAGAAAATATTGTACAGTAATTTCGCTTCGGGCATTAGTTCAATATCAAGTGGAAATATAGTTTTCGTTGCGAACAAGTCGGATTTACCGACACCTTCAAGTGGGGTTATTACTTTAGCTGATTCGATAAGTTATTTCTTTACTACAACGGTAGACTTAACGGGAGATAGGTTAGTTTGTGGATTAAACACGGTTATATTAGGAGCAAGTTCAGAAAACTGTTATATTAAATCTACGGGTTTAAGTGCATCAACTTCTTTAGTTACTTCGGCTTATTCTTTGCCAATTAGAAATATATCATTCACACACGGAACAGTATTTGATTTGGACGGAGATGGTGTTACTACTGCTCTCGATTGGTTCGGTATTAACTTTGTGAATTGTGCAACTATTGGTACAATTAAAGACTATTCCAATTTTGTAATGGGGGATAGTGCCTTTCTTAATTCAAGTGGGATGACATTCAATGGAAGTATTGGAACAATTGCCTTTGGAAACTGTTTATTTGATTGTTCAACGGGTGGGACTGCAATAATATTGCCAAGTACATTAACCGTTTCAAGACGTTTTAGAATTATATATTCTTCATTTATTACTTCATCAGGTGAAACATCTATTAACGTTTCAACATCTGCAACGATTAGTGATGAAAGGTATATTTTAGACACTGTGAATTTTTCGGGTGGCGGTACTTATATTTCGGGAGTTACTCAAACATCTAATAAAACTTTATTTACAAATTGCGTAGGGATAGCGAACACAACTACAAGAGGTTTTTACTACATGGTAAACAACACAACGAACACAACGATAGGAAGTCCGAATGTAGATGTGTGGGTAAAGGCAGCAGGAACAACAACGGCAGATTCAAAAAATTCAAAGTTTAACCATTCAAATAATAGGTTGACTTATACGGGAGCTTTTAACACTTCATTTTTAGTTACTGTTAATACTGCAGTAAGAGCAGGAGCAAGTAATCAAAATATAAGTATAGGCATAGCTAAAAACGGTACAATATTACCAAATTCAGAAATGACAATTAGAACGTCAACATCTAACCAAGAACATCCTGGTTCTACTCAATATCAAATTGATTTAGTTACCAATGATTACGTTGAATTATTCGTTAAAAATACCAATTCAACAGATGTTAGAGTTTCAGATTTGAATTTTTCAGTAGTTAAAATTTTAGTTTAATATATAAATATAATGGGAAGAAAAAAGAAAACAGAAAGTTTAACAAGTCCACAAGGTGGGGATAGAGGGTGTTTATGTCCTGATGGAACATACTCTAAAGAATGTTGCGATGGTACACTAGAAGCACAAGGAATTGGAGCATTACAAGGGCATACAATTTCAAATGTTACAAACACAAATGAAGAGCGTACAATTGTAACACAAAGAGGTTGATATATAACAGAGTAATTAACTAAACGTTTCAAGTATAATGAAAGATAAATTAAAAAGCGTTAGAGAGTTTTTAGAGCAAAAATTCAACGTGAAATTAAAGTTAGAACAAATGGAGGTAAAATTAGCACAAATGAAACTTGCTGATGGTGTTACTGTTTTAGAGTTCGATGCCTTAGAAGTTGGTAAAGAAATTTTCATTGTTTCAGAAAATGGAAATGTACCAATGCCTATTGGAGAGTACGAACTTGAGGATGGTAATATGTTGGAAATTTACGAAGATGGTATCATTGGAGAAATTAAAGCACCTGAGGCAAAAGAAGAAGAAGCACCAGCAGAAGCACCAGAAGCTGAAATGCCAGTTGAGGCATCAGTTGAAGCACCACAAGTAGCTAAGAAAACAGTTGAAACAGTATCTAAAGAAACGTATTTCTCAGAAATGGAAGAGTTAAAGAGAGAAATTACTGAACTTAAAGAACAGTTAAAACTAAAAGAGGAGGTTAAAGAGGTAGTATTGGAAGAAACTCCAAAACCTATAACTTTTAATCCTGAGAATGTTCAGAAAATAGAGCAAATTAAATTAACTGCTCAAAAAACACTATCAGCAAGAGATAGAATTTTAAACACTATTTACAACAACAAATAAATAATAAATAACAAATGGCAACTACTGCATCAATTACAAGTACATATGCTGGAGAATCTTCAGGGAAATATGTTAAAGCTGCTTTATTAAGCGGTAACACTTTATCAAGTGGAAAAATTACTATTTTACCAAACGTTAAATACAAAACTGTACTTCACAGATTGTTAACTGATGATTTGTTAAAAAATGCGTCATGTGATTTTACTGCTACTTCAACAGTAACTTTAAATGAGAAAGTATTAACTCCGAAAGAGTTACAAGTAAATTTACAATTGTGTAAATCAGATTTTAAAGGTACATGGGAAGCGGAGTCAATGGGGATGTCTGCACATGATGTACTTCCTAAAAACTTCTCTGATTTCTTAATTGCTTACGTTATCGAAAAAGTTGCTTCTCAAATTGAGGTTGCTATTTGGAGAGGTGCAACTGGTACATCAGGTTCAATTGATGGATTCATGACTCAATTAACTGCTGATGCTGCGTTGCCAACTGCAAATGAGGTTGCTGGTACTACTGTTATTGCTTCAAACGTTATCGTTGAGTTAGGGAAAATTGTTGATGCAATTCCTGCTACACTTTACGGTCGTGAAGATTTATACTTATATGTTTCTCAAAACATCGCTAGAGCATACGTAAGAGCATTAGGTGGATTCGGAGCTTCTGGATTAGGTGCTAACGGTTCAAACGCACAAGGTACACAATGGTATCAAAACTTAAATGATTTGACATTTGATGGTGTAAAAATCTTTGTTGCTAATGGATTAGCTTCTAACACTGCTATCGCTACAACTGCTGATAATTTATTCTTCGCAACTGGATTGTTGAATGATTCAAACTTAGTTAAAGTATTGGACATGGCGGATTTGGATGGTTCTGAAAATGTACGTTTTGTTATGAGAGCAACTGCTGCGGTTGGTTACCATACAGTTGGAGATATCGTAACTTACGGAATTACTAACGCTGCTAACTAATAATTAGCATACTTAATTAAAGGGTGGGTAAAATAGCCTACCCTTTTTTATTTAATTATTTTGTATCTTTGATTTATGAAAGCAACAATTTATAGTATAACAAATCCGATAGGAGAAGTATACATAGGGAGTACTAAAAGTAAATTAGGACAAAGATTAAATGAACATAAGTACAACATTAAAAGAAAACGAAAAGGTAAAATATACGATAGTTTTAATCTATATGGATTTGAAAAACATAAAGTAGATATTATTTCTTTAGTTGACATAGATGAATCTTATGAATTAGAACACTTTATAATTGAAACGTTTAAACCAAAATTAAATATAACTCATAAATACAATGCAACTGCAACGGATAAAAAATGGGTTAATTATAAAGGTAAAGAGTTTCAAGTTTATAAAGAAGATATAAAAGAATATTATAATTTAGGTCGAATTAAAAAAATTAAAAATTATGAGTTGTGATTTAGCAAACGGTAGAGCGGAGAGTTGTAAAGATGCGGTAGGCGGTATTGATATCATTTATATAGCAAATTTCAACCTCTT